TTTAAGGCGACCATATCCAAAGGGTACTCCTCTGCCTTCGCCTTGCACGTTTTCTGGGCCGTTAAACAAATAAGATCTTCTGCCTCCTGCTGTGCCGGTATCTTGAAAAGCTGCAAATTCCGGCGGCTTGGACAAAAGCACTGATATGCCAGCAGCTAAAAGACCGAGTCCAGCGACTATAGCTGTGCCAGCCCCTATTCCAAGTGTAGTTGCAGTTGATAGACCAGCTTGTGTGGCACCTTGAGCCATAAACGCGCCGAAACCCGCCGCACCAACACCAGTTGCTATTAAAACTACTGCAACAACAACAAGTAAAATTGCAAGAAAGTTATTTCCAGAACCTTGAATTACTGGTACAATGTCTATTGTATCAAGATTTTTTCTTTCCATCACAATTTCCGAACTGTTTACTTTATCGACACTATCAATTTTTTTGTGTTTTGATGCCAAATCTTTTCCATTTACAAGAATTCTATATTCATTATGAAAGTTACCGTCTTTCATAAAATATTTACTCAGCTTTTTGCCGCTTATTTTATTTACAGCCTGAAGAGCCTCTTTGACCGAGTCTACAGACAAATTATATTCTTTGCCCATATGCTCGCCAAGTTCTCCATGAAATTTTATTTTTGTAAGTTTTTTCATAGTAGACTTTTGTGTCTTAAAAATTTAATTTCTCCGTTGCTTTTACTTTCAAACTCTTGCATTGAACAAATTGCAGAAATGCCGTTTCTTGCATAATCTAAAACTTTTTCTTCTCCCAAATAAATGGATATGTGGCAAAAGCCTTTGGCAAAATTGTAAGAATTAGACAGTATTATGTCATGTTTTCTTGGATCGCTCACTTCAATAAAATTTCTATTTAAGTAAAAATCTACTAAAACCATCGCATCTTCATTTTGCCAATATTCTTTGCACTTTTTGATAAAAGCTTTATTGAATCTATGAAACCTGAATGGGTGGTTCATAGTCGGAAAGTTTATGTTTAATTCTTTTTTATAATAATCCTGAGCTAAAGAAGAGCAATCGACAACACCGGGAACCAATGTCCTGCCGATGTAAGCGAGTTCTTTTTGCGGAAGAAAGCACTTGAATTCGTCAGTCAAAACATTGTATAATACATACTTTGTTTGAGTTTTTGTGGAAACTTGTTCATCTGCATCTGAAAAAGTAGCATATTCGTCTTTACAATGAGAATGAAAAACAAATTCGACTTGCTCTTTGTATTTTTCTGACTCTGATTGTTGAATTGCGAAGAAATTTATTTTATCAGAAGATTTATTCTCGCAGAAAACAACTTGGCCATTTTTAAGACCAAGACCACAAGCTTCTTCTGGGTACTTTTCTAAACAATACTTTTTGATAGCTTCTTTCTGACTTTCAGTTAAATCGTCTTTTGGATTTTTTGAAACATACAAATCAATTGAGTCTTCTGACTCATCTGGTCGAATAATTTTAAATTTTTGATTTTTTCCGCTGAAAATGATGAGCGGCATTTGATAGTTTTTTTGATTGAATTTATCATTGAGAGATGCTTCGGAAAAACTATCTGGATGAGAATGATAAACAGCCCAAGCTCCAAGATCTTTGGCTTTCAAGTAGTCAACTGGTGAAATTGTAAAATTCGAAATTTTATCTTTAGCTTGATTGTTGCATTTGAGTATCGTGTCTGGTAAAACAAAGCCGCAACATTCTTCTGGATAAATTTCTTCAGAATGTTTTTTGATTTCTTCTTTTTGTTTGTTAGATAAAATCATGTTTTATTAACTGCTGGAAAACCTCCGTATGGCAAAACTCCTTGCCATCTAAGTTTGCATCCTTGGACGCTTTTTGAACATTGATCTGCTATCCAATAATCAGTATTTGGTGGAGCGGTGTCCAAACTCGGAGCATGTTCCACTTTGCATACAAAGTGGTATTCTACCCCATTTTTTGTTATAAATACCATTTCTCCAACTGTATAATTTGACCCTTTGTTTTTGTCCCATAAACTTGGTGCTGGAAGATTTGCATTTAACCTTAAAATTCCATTTTGGTTGGTTGGTGATTCATCAAAAATTCTTTCATTTAAATCGTTAGCAACTGGTATATAATTTGAATTTTTAGGGTCTAAAATCCCACGATCTGTAGTTCCGTGTGTACTAGCTGATAAGTTATTAGTATAACAACATCCTTCTCCTCTGTATTGCCACTGACATCTATCTTGAATAACCAGTCTTTTTGGAACGCTAAAATTTTCCAAGTCAATGGAACTGGTCATTTCGAAAGAAAGAGTTTGATTTGACTCACTAGTTTTTCTGTCGATATAATAAATATCGTAATTTAAAATTGCATTTGGATCTGGATCGTGATCTTTTATAAGTGAAGTTAAAAAAGCATAGTTTTTTCCGTCTGGATCAGAGCCGTCAATAAACTTTGCGAAAGTTCTTATTCGTGTAAATTTTGCTCCGGTTAAATCACCTATTTGAGCCAAAACTGTTTTCAGTTTAGAAAGAGCGTCTACTCCATCTGATTTTACAGCAATAGACATTGTTGGCCTTGGCAGTGAGCCTTTTGTTGCTAGCTCAAATCCTTCTACTGCTACAGGAGCCGCAATATACTCTTTATCGTTAAAATAAATACTTCTTGTTGTTAATGATATAGAGTTGTGAAATCTGAATATTCTATCGTTTTCATTATCTTCGCTCGAATTTCTAATTCCTAAATCAAATTGAATATCAGAAGTATCTATTTCAAAGAAGTCAATTACAGCAGAAGGATCGATAGAATTGGCTTCCTTAGCAACTTTTTTGATGCTGCTTCTAGCTTCTGCCGATGTCATTGAGTAGTCAGCCATTTTATACTGGTACTTCCGTAAATTCTGCGTTTATGGAAATATTATTGTAAAATTGAGATTGTTGCGTCCAGTTCATGCATATGAAAAGCCTCATTGTTGCGTATGGCTCAGGTGGAGTGAACAAAAATGCCTCTGATCCATTTCTGGCATTCAAAAAATGCAAAATAGCTTTAGCTTCTTTGGCGGATCTATTTTCAAAAGCAAATGTTCCTTGTAAAAGAATATTGTTTACAGATTCTGGAATTCTTTGCTGGTATCCTTCTCCGAATTGAGTAATTTTTGTTCTTGGTTGGTTTTGTATGCTCGCTCCATAAGATGGTGTAAAGAAAAAATGTGGCCTTGTAGCATCAGTTGTATCAGTGTTTGTAATTACTGTTCCGAATGGATCAGTGGTGTGTCCACCAAAATTATCTGTGCTGAAAGAAGCTGCTGAACTATCTCTTGTAGCATAGTATATTTTGTCATTGTATTTGACAATGTCGTACTTTGTATAAGAAGTTGCCGCCGCCCACTCTGATACTGGACTGTATATAGATAATGCCATGACCTTTTACCTTGTTATATTTTACACGTTTTTTTTATAAAATACAAGTGTAATTTTAAAAGGATGGCTTTATACAAACTAACAAGAGAAGACCAGCATTTTTTTATAAATACTGGAGAAGTGTTTGGAGTTCAAAGTGTTTCAGCAAGCTTTGAGAATCCAACGCAGACACTAGAATTTATTGGGATGGACAAAGGGTCTTTGATTCCTGCTGGACCAAGAAATGGTAGCGTGAGTGTATCTCAGTTTTTAGTAACTGACGAAAGTTTTCTTCAATACACTGGAGACGTAGCTTTTAGTGGGTATTTGCTTAAATCTAGAGAGGATTTTTCTCAAAATTTTAGTTTTAAATCTGGGTATATGACCAATTATAGAGTCAGTTGCGGTATTGGCAGTATTCCAGAAATTTCTGTAAATATAGAGTCTTTTGACAAAGCTGGAAATATTCCTACTGGTGAAATACCAATAGATATTCAGAATTCATTATCTTCTTTCGATTTTAAAGTCGCTGACCCCGGTTCTGTGGAATTGAGTTTGGATACGTTCAATACAAACAGATGCTCTTCTTTCGAGATTTCCATAGATTGCCCCAGAGAACCTTATTATATATTGGGTCAATATCAACCAAAAGAAGTTGTGTCTAAATATCCATTTCCAGTAGAAGTGAGTTTTACTTTAGAAGTAGACGACTACTCAGGACAAAATAATTTTGACTACCCTTGTTCAAAACAAGCAGAAGACTTGACTATAACATTAAAAGATTTGGAGAATCAACAAACTTTGGTGACTTATTCTTTTTCTGATATGACAAAAGTTTCTGAGTCTGTTTCTAGTGAAACCACCACAAATGTACAGGTCAATTTGTCTTATCGTGGGTATATAGGTAGATAATTATTTTTTAGCTTTGAGTTTTTTGATAATTTCTACCTGCCAAACAGGAGAGATCTCTTCAACGCAAGTAATTTTGTCTGCGTTTTTGAATTTAGCTTTAATCAGCTTGTCTTTGACTTGCTCAAAAGACACATTCTTTTGTTCCATGAGCTTTTTTAGTGTTTCGGTTTTGTCAACCTCAATACAGCTTTGAGATTCTTCTGTGTAGGTTTCTTGACCTTTTACTTCCCCAAGCTCAATATCAGAAACAATGTTGATTCTCAAAAAGCTTCTCACAGCCCTAGAGAAAGCTCTATTTTCTGCTATAGCAGCAAGAAAGTTTTTCGCAAAGCTTTTTGTATTGCCGATGTGAGCATCTGCGACAGAAGAAAAGGCTACATTTTTATTGTCAGATGTTTCGAAATTGGGAATCCAATCAATTTGGCAACTCATTGCAACATAATCTAGATTAGCATTAACAACTGTATAAAAAACATTTGCAAAACCTCTCCATTGCGCGAGTTCTTTTAGTCCACCAAGCATTATGCACAAGTCTTTGTCTTGTAACTCTGATACAGGAGTATTTCTTTTACAAATGCCTCTCTCGACGCTAGATGGATTAGGATAAAGCCATTTGTCGTCTAACATGGCTCGCCAATCAATAAGACCTTGGTCGTCATATTTGTATTCTAGTCCATCAACCAATCCATTCGCATTTCTTTTAAACATATCTTATATTCACTTATAATTTACCTTTTGTCAAGAAAAAAAAATGGCCCCAGCCGAAGCTGGGACCAAGGGTTCCCCACACAACTATGACGTATGATCAGAAGGTAAAATTAATACCAAATGTAGTAGCAATTTCTTGGTCGAGAGCATTGGCTGGGTTAGTCAAGTTGTTATCAAGAACAGCCACGCTTACAAATGGAGTAAGATTAGAGGTGATCTTGTAGCCAAGCTTTGCAGAAGCTGCCCAAAATTCGCTTCCAAAAGTCGGAATACCATACTCAAACTTTGGAGTAAGAACAAGCTTCTTGTATGACAGGTCTGTAGTAAGACCAACTGCTGCGCCTTTATTATCATAAGACAATGTATTAAAATAGCGCACATATGGAGTAATATATTTATTGTTCAAACTGACTCCAGCAGAAAATTCGCTATTGTCAACGATTGTGGTGGAGTCAAACTCTCTACGAGTATAAGACGCACTTACAGTAGGGCTAACAATTTTTTCCTTGAGAAACGACTTTTGGAGGCCGAGACCAAATACTGCTTGTGATTCTGAGCCTTTTGGAAGGTATGTAGCCGAAAGAGTTGGTGTGATAAAATCGTTTTTAGCTGAAATTCCTGCGCTGAAATATGCAGAGTTACCTATGTAACCGAGACCGTTAGCTTGGTTAAGGGTTGTGTAACCAGCTTCCAAACTAACTTCAGATTCAATCGCTCTCTTATTAACGTCTTCTGCCGCGCTAGCGAAGGTAGCGGCAAGACCCAACATTGTAATTGCAATCAATTTTCGCATTGATATATAGTAAATGAAATTTCTAAAAAGTCAAATTATTTTTCTGAAATGTAAAATTCTTCTTTTTTTGTTTTTTTTAGTTTTTTCATATACTTTTCAGCTTTTTCAAAGCCTTCTTCTGTATGATCAAAGACTCCGTATTGATAATTTTTCTCTTTTGATCGAATATAATAAAATTTTTGTTTTTTTCTAGGCATCTTTTTCTAGCCTTTCTATTTCTTCTAGTTCTTGTTGAATAAGACGTAGTATCTCTACTCCTTCTTTTTCAAGAGCCTCCACTTCTTCTATTGTGCGAGAATTTTCTTTTTTTTTATTAAAAAGAGCTATTTTCTCTTCGATCCAAGAAGTTTGAAGGCTGCTTAAATGAAGTTTTTCTTGAAGTTCACTGTTCACTTTGAATTTCTTGTAGAAGTTTTTGAAGTGAACGCAAGTGGAAAACAAAAAAGCTTTCTCCGACAGCTTGTTTAGCCTTCCCTCTAGCTATCATTTCTCTTTTCCATTCTTCGTCTTTTTCAATTGCAGATTGAAGAATATCATCAGTAAGAGTGATAGCATTTTCTAACTTAGTTCTCATTTACTATATAATATCGACAAAAGTCTTTTTTATCAAAAAAATACTCCAATCTTTATGTTTTATTGGTATTTCAGTAGCAAGTGGCATTAAGGGCGGTTCTTCTGGTTTTTTTATCAACTTTAAACCAGCCTCTTCGTTTGTTTTGTTTCCTTTTCGTGAATTGATTCTTTTGTCACAAAAGACTAGATTGTCCCAAGAGTTTTTCCCGCCTCTTGATTTTGGTAAAACGTGGTCGATAGATCCTTCTTCTGGTTTTAATTTTTTGCCAGAATATTGGCAGATATTTCTATCTCGTTCCCTTATGCTTTTTAAAGTTAGGGGCATTTTTTTGTATAATATTTTAGAAAAATTAACAGTTATCAAAACAGTTGGTATTCTGATTTCCTTTTTGACTCCGTTTACAAAATAGTCCGTAGGTCTAATCTCTAGTTTTTCCCATTGCACCCATGTCATTGGTTGCATATTTGAAACTTCGTTCTCTATGTATTCTATATTTAAAGCTTTGAACTTGTTCGAATACAATCCAGATAGTGCGTCAATAGTATTTTTATAACCTATTGGTTGCCAAGCTGAGTTCAAAACAAGCGAGAAACATCTATTGGCTAAATCTGACATAGCAATTTTACGATAAAGTAGATATAATCAGTGTAAATAGTATAAATGTCAAGAAGAGATTTAAGATTAAACAACGTTCCAACGATGCGGACGGCCACGCTTCTTGGTACAGGAGAACTTATTCCCAGAAACGGAGATGATAGAATAGCTATCACAGATATTTCTCATAATGGGTATAGGCCAGTTCTTCTAAGGCAAAGCCCATTAGCTGGCAATGTCCCATCTGGTATTATTGGAGAGCATTTTCTTGGAATTCCTGTTAGCGGAAGTTCGAATTTTAAATCTCCTGTTATTTCTGACGCTGGGGTATCGATATACAATGCGACAGATAGTTCTATTGAGGGATCACAAAATCCAGTTACAGAAAAAGTCTTGGTATCTGCTAATTATTACTATTTTAGACAAAATGGATCTTACTTTGACAATACTCTTAGATTAAGAATTAAATTCTCTGTGACATCTTCCGTGTTTACTAAACAGGAAATGGAAAGTAAGTGGGTTAGATTCAATCTTGCTGCTGGAGAAGTAATACTTACTCAAACTGGGTTCGGAATAACAGAAAGAACTGTTTATGAAATAGATGGAAGCTCTTTGTTTAATAATCAAAATGTAGCTTTCACTATAACGAGTAATACGGCTATGACATCTGCAATTTTTAAAGGCAGTAGTCAGCCTTTCAATCAAAGTTCAGCTTACCCTAATGGAGATGTAAACGGAGCTTTGAGGTATTGGATATCGAACTATGATCAGCCAGCCGATACAGAAATATATGGAGACATATCTTTTTACAAAGACGATTTAGAATACGGAATTCAATATGGAGTTGGAGAAATTTTACTTGATGTAACTGTAGTTATTTAATATAGTGTAATAAATATTATGGCTTCAAATAGAGATTTAAGATTAAATAGCGTTCCGGGTTTTACGGCTTATAAAGCCGGGGTTGGTGTTTTGGCTTCAGCAAGTGATAGTGAGTCGATAGTAATTTCCGATATAATCGCAAATACAACTGGTGAACTGAGAGCAAACGATGGATCTGGAGACGTTATTATGACAATTGCTGCTGCTGGTCATTGTAATTTGGTCAGCCCTATTATAGTGGGGAAAGGAATTGATGTCTACAATGCTAATAGCGCGATGAATATCACTATAAATTATTGGAAGAATAGGGCTTAAAATGTCTGATGCAAGATTAAATAGCGTACCTGTAGATGGGGGTACGAGAAACGCATTTATTCAAGGGTATGGGATAATTTTGAACGCAGAAGAAGGCGAGAGTATTGTCATAACTGATATTATCGCAAGAAGCTCAGGTCAATTGACAGAGGATACCGCTTTAGGAGATGTAATAATAACTATTCCAGTCTTTGGTCATTCAAACTTGACAACTCCTATTAAAGTTTCCAAAGGAGCATCTGTTTTTAACAATACGCTCGATGGAGCGATTAATAATGAAAATCAAATTTCTATAAATTATTATAAAGTCAGACATTAAACGCCAGTGCTTCCGAAACCGCCAGTTCCTCTTTCTGACTGATCGAGAAACTCTTCTACCTCTCCAAATTCTGCATCGAAACATTGCTCAATAATGATTTGAGCGATTCTATCTTCGTTCTTTACATCGAACGCTTCTTGTCCAAAGTTGATCAAAATTACACCAATTTCGTTTCTATAGCCACTATCGATCACGCCAGCAAGAACATCGATACCGTGCTTGTATGCAAGTCCGCTTCTTGGGGCTATTCTGCCATAATATCCATCTGGAATAGCCAAACCGATTCCTGTCTTGATTAACTTCCTTTCGCCGGGAAAAATAGTATGAAAGCCAATTGAATGCAAATCGTATCCAGCGTCAGTGTTATGCGCTCTAGATGGAATAATGGCTTGTGGGTTAAACTTTTTTAATTGAATCATAATGTATGATTCAGGTATTTTCTAAAAAAGTCAAATAAAAAAGTGACCCCGAAGGGTCACTTTAGTTTCGTGTGTCACATGTGGATCATTTTGGCACAGTCACTCAATGTCAATTTGTCTCGGTTTTTGTTGTTCAAGTTTTGGCGCAGTGACAATAGCTACGCCGTTTTTTAGTGATACTCTGACCTTTGAGATGTCTGTGCCTTCTGGAAGCAAATACTGTTTATTTACTTCTTTTTTATAAAACTCATTTTCAATTGAGCCTTTTACAAATAAAACGTCGTCTTTTACTGAGATTTTGGCATCTTTTTTATCTAATCCGGGGATAGTTAAAACTAAAACGCTATCTCCATTTTTTGATTCTGTCCAATAAGCTGAACTTAAATCAAAAGATTTGACGTTGTCTTCAAAAAATTCATCCATTATTTGTGAAAATGGAAACCGACTTGAGTTTAGAGTTAATGTATTAAGCATATAAATACCTTATAGCAAGTTTCGTGCCAAAATTTCATTCAAGTTTAGAAAATATGCAGAAAATATTTTTTTAATTTTTTGATATTGTATTTCTGGGGTGTTAGCTGACCCACTTAAAAAAAGATGATCTTCTTTTTTGATCAACTTCATGATTTTTTTTATATCTTGAGTCCAGTCTTCTTCACTTGAAAAGTTGTTGTCTACTTTGAAAATGTCATTTATTTTATTGTTACTAATAAGCCACTTAGAAACGTCGGAAGAGAATTCTGTCAGGACAAACTTTTCTAACTGCGTTGTGTTCAGATGGGATTTTGCTTTTATTTTATCGAAAATCTCAGCACCAAATTTCTGTTTAAATTCTATCACATCAAAATTATCACAGAAAAAGAAATCAGAGCTTATTGATAAAAATATGTTTTCTTTATTTCTTTTTAAGTCGTTTATTCCGCATATATCGAACTCCGCATCGAACGAATGATACATGTTGGATACTTCGCTTTTATTTTTATTTAAAAAGTCAATACATGAATCACAAGAAAATTGGTCTGCTGATGAATGGACCGACCCAAACGACAGTTTATTTTTTGAAAAATTTCCATATCTACAGTTTTCTGGCTTAACCCAAATAATTTTCTTAAATTTAAAAAAATAATAGAGTAAAAAATTTAAACTGTCTTGACATGATATATTCGTTTTTAAATTTGTCAAGCAAGAATTTGAGCCAAACCTGATGAGTGTTGCCCCTTCTGTTGGTGTTTCGTCAGTTTTTAGGTGTGATAGGATAGACAATTCTTTGTTAAAAATTTTCATTTTTTTACTTGACAACTTCTAAAAACAACTTATATATAATTTGTACATATTATTTGTACAAATAAGACATTCATATTATATATTCTATATATTAATATTTTATGTTCTATTCATAATATTTATGGAAACATTTTTTATTGGAATTGGTGG